AGGTAAACAGTCATTAACAAATGATTTAAATACATCTTTATTTGGATATCCAAAAAATATTAAACTATCGTTAAGTAAAGTTAAAGACAAAAACTTTAAATTATTGATAAGAAGTTTAACATTTACGGTTATTACAGATTAGTTTTTGATAGGTGCTAGTGTGTAGGGCGTGGTAAAGGAGCAGGCAATTCTGTTCCAAAAAAGTTCTATTCCTTTGACTTGTCAAGTTATTACCGTAAATTTATAATATTTATTTATATGACACGTAAAATCACTAGCATAATTAATAAAATAAAAATTCAGTTGACGGAACAAGATGATAATATTGATAGTGATGAAATACGTAATGCACGTAAAAGAGTAGAAATTGATAAACAAAAAGTAGAAATCGAAATCCAAAAAGAAATTGATAAACAAATTAAATCTGCTGAAGATAAAAGATCTGAAACCGATAATGATGATCAAAAAGAAAAGTACAATCAAATTATTAACAAATTAAAAGACAAAAAGAAAGCATCTAGTGCAGTCTATAAAGCTTCAAAAGATAAAATTTTAGATATATAATTTACTATATATGTTACATGGAAGTAAAATCCAAGTCAATGTATCAAAAATTTCTTGATATGCAAAACGAAATTTTGGTCCATAAATGGATAGAAAGCGAAAAGGCTGGACGCGATATTGGATTTGAAACGGCGTTAATAGATTGGATGGAGAAACATAGAAGATATTGGACTGAATCCGTACACAAAAACAATTAAACTTTATTATTTATCCAAAGTTGTGCGTTGTAATAGGATGCAATATCTGGAAGTATTTGTTTTTTTATACCACGCTCTTGTGATCTTAAATTCAATTCCATTATAAAATAACCGTCTGCTCTGTATAGATTCCAAAATCTAAGTTCGTTTACTATTTCAGTTTTAAAACATATTTGACCTATATCAATTTTTTTTATCATTATGTTTTCTTCACATGCAAATCTAAAATCGCACTGTTCGTTATATTCTTGACTGAAAAAAATCATTTTTGTATCATCTTCGGTAACATAATCCAACAATTTAAAATTAGGGTGCATTAAATTGTCATCGTCTAATGCATAAAACCACTGTCCTTCCTGTATAACTGAATCAAAATAAAAATCAAACATATTCCACATTGTTATTTGATCTTTAAATTGTGTATATTGAGTATTTTTATAACCAGATATATCTACTTGATCTTTATCGTATGGTGCAATCAGATGCCATCTGAAATCTATGTTTAAATTAGTAATACTTTTATAACAATTTTCTAACCAATCATGTGGCTTTTCGTTTAATAATTTATCTTTTCTTGTGTATCTAGTTACTATATGATACAAATTATTTTTCACGGATATATATAGAATTTTTATATTTAAATTAATTTTTTATATTTATAAACATGGCACCAATTATCAATAATGTTTATCCACAACTTGGTCCTGTAGGACAAGGAGTTGTCATATCTGGTGAAAATTTTATTTCTAATCAAATTCAAGTTTTTTTCGGTTCAACCGAAATTACTCAATTTAAGTGTTTTGAACAATACGGCGAAATAAAATTTAAATTACCAGCAAATTGTTCAGGTACTGACTTTTTTAAGGTTGTTTCACCCGAAGGTGAGTTTACTACAGATATAGCCTACACTGTAGGAATACCAACTGAACCGTCTAGTGTTGTTGGTGTAGTAGAACATCCAGGAGTTCGAGGTTGTGTTTATCTTTATGCTTCTAATCTAACGTACGGTACTACTACAATTAATTATAATGGTACAAATTTACCTGTACAAGTTTACACGCCAACTGAAGGTTCATTTGAAAAGATTAATGAACAAGACATAATTACTTCTTTTACTCTAACTACTAGTAATGGTTCTATTACACATACAATTGATTAGATTTTTCTTGTATCTGTTGGAATGTAGTGTATAGTTTTTACTGAAGTTTAAACAAAAACACTTAGGTTTTTGTCTAGTAACTTTATAATTGTAGTTCAAATAAAAATGAGTAAAACTAAAAAAGTAACAAAAGAAAATGTCGGGGAAAAATATGTTGTATTGAGAAATGGTCGTTTGGTATCAGATATTCAATATGATTCAATCAAGGATGCTAATGAAGAACTTTCACATTGGCAACGTATTATTCAACGGTGGCCGGATGGAACAAAGTTGACGGTTGCTAAGTTTGATGCAAAATCACATTATTAATTAATATAAAGTTATGGGATTAAGAGAACAAATTAAAAATGCTTCATCAGTAGATGAGGTAAACACACTAATTTCAAAAGGTAAATCTTTTGATATGGCATCGGTACGTACAAGACAATCTTGGAGATCGACCGCTAGATTTAGAATTGCACAGTTGGATAGTAACAATCCAGTACAAACACCCAAATCTCCGATAAAATCGGAAAAGAAAAAGACTGTTAAGACAAAAAAGTAAAAATAAAAAAATTAAACCTAAGACGCCAAATTACTTTGGCGTCTTTTTTGTTTTTGTTATTGTTATTGATATTTATATGAGTATGGCGAAAGTAAAAATGTACGTTACGCAACTGTTACCATCGGAGTTTGATGAGTTAGAACAATTTATTATACAAAACAAAAATTTACTTACTAATCAAGTTACTGATAGCATTGAACATGCTATACAAAACGATCTAAGTGTTGTAGAAGTCTTTAATTTTAAGGATTCAGATTTTATTATTACCTTACAATCTGAAACGTTTATGGAAAATCTAAACAATATTTACAAATACTATATTGACAGTGAACAATATGAAAAATGTAAACATGTTAAGGATTTGGAACTTTTATTAAATAACAAAAATACAAATGAAAAAAGACAAAAGCCCAAAGGTTCATCAAAACGAAAAAATAAAAGAAACACTGACAATCAACAGTAAAGTTGATTTTACAGAGAAACAGAAACTATTAATCAATATATTACAAAATAAACAAACAAAATTAGTCTTTTTATCAGGTCCAGCAGGTAGTTCAAAAACGTTTATTTCCGTTTATTGTTCACTCAATCTATTAAATGATAAACGAGTTAGCGAGCTAATATATGTTCGCAGTGCAGTAGAAAGTGCTGATAGTAAACTTGGATTTTTACCAGGTGAAATGGACGAAAAAATGAGTCCGTATATACAACCACTAGTTGATAAACTTGAAGAACTTTTACCAAAATTTCAAATAGATAAACTTAAAAAAGATGAAAGAATTTTAGGTGTTCCTGTTAATTTTTTAAGAGGATTAAATTGGAACGCTAAATGTATTGTAGCCGATGAAGCGCAAAACATGACTAAAAAAGAATTAATAACTCTTATTACACGTGTTGGTGAGTTTAGTAAATTGTTTATTTGTGGAGATCCCGATCAAAGTGATATTAATGGAAAGAGTGGATTTTTACCAATAATGACATCATTTGATGATGAAGAAAGTCGAAATCATGGCATTTTTGTATTTAAATTTACAGAGGAAGACATAGTGAGAAGTGAACTGGTTAAATTTATATTAAAAAAACTTAAAAATAATAACTAACTTATAGTTATTTATATAACATATGGCAGTATTATCCAACAAAGGTAAACGTATTGATGAATTGGTAAGTCTTAATTCTAATCAGATTTCAAATGTGGATCTATTAGTAATTCAAGATGTACAACCCACGTCCACTACAAAAAATGTTTCTTTTCAAAGTTTAAAGGATAAAATTTCAACGGATATACAATCCTCACAACTGACACTTTTTCCGTCGTCAGGTAACAATTTAATTTCTGCTAGTAAAATACATGTTACTAACAGAGGTACATTTCACGATTTAAGAGTTTTAAACAGTATAAACCTTCCTGATACTACCTCTTTTAATAATACAATAACAAACTTTAATAATGTAAATATTACCGGATCAGCTACAATATACAACGTTACTGTAACAAACAGATTAACTGCTGCAAATATTACTGGTAGTTTAAAAGGTACAGGTTCTGTGAGTAGAAGGTCAATCTCAGCAAGTCACGCATTGATATCAAATACCACATTGTTTTGTGAAACAACTGCTATAAATGCTGACACATCGTCTTTCTTGGTTTATTCTGGTACACCAAATGGCACCGCAAGTTTTTCTATAAAAACACTAACTTCAAGTTTTTCTTTTACCGCAATTAGTTCAAGTTATGCTGATTTTGCTTTAAATGCTGATTCCGCTACAACCGCTAATAATGCTATTACATCCGATAATGCAAATAATGCTTATACAGCTTCATATATTTTATTTGATGGTGCCATTTTACAAGGTTCGTTTAATGGTACATCAAGTTTTGCGACAAATGCAAAATCTGCGAGTTTTGCGACAAATGCAAAAACCGCTAGTTATTATGACAAAGTTCCTGTATTTGGTAGATTTTCGGCAGATTTAACAACGGTAAGCTCTTCAACCTTTACTACATCGCCAGTTACTATAACTATGCCGTCTGGATACACTAAATGGGAAGAATTTTCATTGGAATGTATTACAAATTTAACTAATAATGCAGGTGGTACTATTAGTGCTGAATTACAATATGGCGATGGTACTAGTTTACCGATATCTTCTACACAAGGTACCGGAAATTCAACTCAAGTATTTAATCTAGCAAATAGTGATGATAACACAGCGGGTGTTTGGAAACACGAAGGAATTGTTACATCTACATTTAATACAGGTGCTACTTTATCGTTTAAATCTACATTTACAATTTTGACGGTTGGAGTACGTAGTGTTTATTTACTGTTAAAAGCATATGCTAAAAAATAAAAAATGAGTAACTTATTTAATTATTAAATAATATGCCTGTCAACGTACTTTCATCTTCTGGCAATCCGATACGATTCAGTGATTTAAACAAATTGATGAATCGTTACAATTCGGGAATATCATCAAACTCTGCCATTTCTTCTTCTGGATTTAGACAATTTATAACAAAAAATATTGGTAATACAAGTTCTCTTACACCAAATATTGGTGCGGCTGTTATTGATAGCAAAGCACGTGGTGGTAAATTAATTAATGATGATGATCCAAATCTTTTACTAGTAGGCACAGACAGATTCGTAATTAGATCAAATCCGATAAAAGTTAGTGAATTTTATCAAGGTCAATTTTTAAGTGCTAGTTTTAAAATTGTTGGTAGTGATATATCTAATAGAGGATTTATTATTACTAGATTCGATTCGTCTAGTGTTATAAACAGTACTGACGGTTATAAATACTTTAAATACATTTTTGAGGCTACTAGTTCTAAAATTGTCATAAAAAAAACAAATAATCCATCTCCACCTGGTGGTAGTGGATATACTAATATAGGTGTTCAACATACACAATCATTTAAAAGACCAAATATTAGTACAAAAATTAGTTTAATCGATGGTACAAGCAACGCGTTTACATCTAGTTTTTTTAATGCGTATACAGGTAGCGGCGGAGGTGGCGGAGGTGGCGGAGGTGGTGCAATTGGATGTGGATCTGGTTCTGTGAAAGCCACCGGCATTGATACTTCTACAGTAGTAAATACGTATGGTGATAGTAACACAGCAGGTGTGAGTGTAATTGTGATAAATAATGTGGGAGGACCAACTAAATATTTTACACAACAAAATAATAATTACACTTTTATTTCAAGTTATATTGCTGGAACTAGACATACACGTTGTCGACTTTCACCAAATATACAAACTTATGGACTCGGCCCTGTTGATAGATTTGCTCATGTAATGTATAGACCTGCTACGTCAACTTCTACACTTGGTATAGTTGATGGTCATTTTGTAGATAGTAATAACGCATTGTTATTATCGTGTCCTATTAGTACGTACGAAAATAGTTCGGCTGTTTCTGGTCCTTTAAAATTAAAGTTGTGGAAGGTAAAAATGTATACTACACACACAGGTACAGCTACACATATTAGATTCTTATTTACATATACATCTCAAATTTTGACAGATTTATTAACTAGGCCTAACAATCAAACAGCTTTATTTGGTGAATCAAATTTATCAAAAATACCAATACCTGCAATTAATCCAACTACAAATTTTCAATCCTTAACAGGAGCAAACAATTTTTCACAATTTAATACGTTTTTTGGTTATTTTGGATTCAAAAAATCGGGATTCTTTTTACAACATAACAGAATATATGATGCGTACGCTGAGTTGCCATCTGATGCAACAAATTTTACTGCAATTCCACCGTCATCTTATAATAATTCCATAGATGGTGTTATTCATGGCACACCAGTAAACACAGGTTATGATATTGATGAGTCTACAGATTTTCTAGAATTGAATGCTAGAAATTTTAATATAGGACGCACCGCGTCGGGCACGCCCGACGGAGAATTAGTAAAAACTAATACACTCGTCAAAAGAATATTTAACGGAATCATGGGAAGTCCCTCGGATGCGCCTGGTTTTAGTATAAATTATCGAACACGTTAATTATTATTGTAAATCGAAACCAATATATATTTATAACATATGGCAAGTCCTTGTAATAGTCTAAATGTACAAACAATAAAAGTAAGTCAATTACCACTTTATACACCAACTCGAAAAGATTTTGTAATGGTGATACAAAGCGGTTCAACTCTTATTTCCAAGAGATCTTCAGTAAACGGACTTTTTAGTAGTATTTTTAATGGTACTGGTAGTTATTCAGGTTCATTTACTGGTAGTTTAAAAGGTGAATTAATAGGAACAGCGAGTTATGCAAAAACAGCAAGTTATATAAAATTTGGTACAGGCACAACAAACTATTACACTATTTGGAAAAATGCTGACGATATATCAGGTAATACCGGTGGATCTGACATTCTAAATTCAAATAATAATGTAAAGTTTGAAAAAACAATTGATTTGTCTGAAGCTACCCTAGCTAAAAAAATTTATTTTAGAAGTGCTTCGTTTAAAAACTTCGTTGGTTTTGGTGGTCAACCATACAAAACATATTTTAGAACAACCCAAACCGAAGACCTAAATAATTCATTTGTTTTATATTGTGGTGGTCAACATGATAGTACCGAGACGGCCGATTTCCAACCAGGTTTAAGTGGTAGTACAATATTAGGAACATATTATGATAACGTGGGTATAGGTGGTTTTAGTACTCCACTAGGTATTAATGCTATATTACATTTACATTTAACCGCATCAAAATTACAAAATTCTGATGGAGCATTTAGCAATCCAAATACAAAAACACCTTGGGTTTATTCATATGGTGAAGCATTAACTATTGCTAGAAAAAATCCATTCAGAATTACATCTGGTAGTAATTCGGCTGTTACTTCTACAACAACTACGGCCGGTGGTGCAATATTATTGAATGTAAGCGCTTCTGGACAGTTAGATGTAAAAGGTGATATTGTAGCGTTTTCTACATATGGATCATCTGATGAAAGATTAAAATCTAATATCACAACATTAGAAAATGCGAATGAAACATTGGCAAAATTAAGACCTGTCTCATTTACTTGGAATACTAATAATAAACCAGATTTCGGTTTAATAGCACAAGAAGTTGAAAAAGAACTTCCAAATTTGATTAAGGAAGATTTAGGTGGTTTTAAAGTTGTAAAATACACATCATTAATTCCTTTCTTAATTCAAGAAATTCAACAACTTAGAAAAGAAGTTGATGAATTAAAAAGTAAATTAAATTAAATATGAAAAAAATATTAATGTTAGTAGCTGTAATCAGCACTTTTTGTGCTGCATCAATTAATGCCGCTAATTTTAGCTGGAGTGTATCGGTAGGAATCGGTAACTGTGTTCCTGTTTATACACCGCCGGTAGTATGTGTACCAACCGTAGTTTATGTTCAACCAACTATAGTTCGTCATGTTGTTTATACACAACCAGTTGTTGGACACGTGGTTCATACCACACCTGTTATTGTACAACAACCTATTTGTACGGTTCCTGTTGTAAATTATTATAGTTCTGATTGTTATCGTTCACCTGTAAGTGGAGTTGTTTGGGTTGGAAACGGTCCTCGTTATCATTCAAAACATAGATAATAAATTGACATTTCTAAATAGATTGATACTATATATTTTTAGATAGTATGTGTGTATTATCTACTATAGTGCTCATAATGAGACTATTAGGTTAATAAGTTCAAATTGAATTATTAAAAGAAAGGAAATATATGGCAGTTATTAAATATGGTAGTCCGTTTGCATTGCGTCACGTTGACCGCGATGAATTTTTAGCACCCTTCGATAAATTATTCGATGAGGTATTTACATCACAATTCCCCGAAATTACCAAAGAATTGGGCGTCGGTTTCTTTGAAAAACAAAGTTATCCACGTGTAGATGTAGTTGATTATTCGGACAGAGTAGAAATCTTAGCGGAAATACCTGGATTATCAAAAGACGAAGTAAATGTAGATTTACAAGAAAATATACTTACGATAAGTGGTCAAAAAGTAAAATCAGTTGATGATAAAGAGACTGATGGTAGATATATACGTAGAGAACTAAAACACAGTAGTTTTAAACGTAGTTTTACACTAGGCGACGTAATTGATACGGCAGAACCTGAAGCTAAGTTTGAAAACGGTTTACTAAAGGTTGTACTTAAAAAGGTAAAACCTGTTATACCACAGTCTAAACGAATAAAAATTAATTAAGTTATAAAAACTCAAAACCCTCCATGAAAGTGGAGGGTTTTATATTTATATATATGAAATTTGAAAAAGTAATATTATTAACTTCTTTATTTATTGCTGGATGTGCTGCTTATTTTAGTGTTTATGGTATTGGATTATTATTTTCAGGCGCAGCAATTGCTGCTATGATAATGGCGACAAGTCTTGAATTGGGAAAGTTAGTTTCAACTAAGTTTGTGTTTGAAAATTGGAAGAAAGTAAATTTATTGATTAAATTATATTTAACTAGTGCTGTCTTTATTCTAATGGTAATTACATCTTTGGGTATATTTGGTTATTTAACAGCCGCTTTTCAAAAATCTTCATTAGAAAGTGAATTATCAAATAACAAGATTGTAAGTCTAGAAACACAAAAATTGGATGAGTCTAAAAAGACGGACACTATAAAATCTACGATTGATAATCTTTATAAACTAAGGTCTTCTCAGGAAAATAGATTAAATGAAAGTATGACCAATGCTTTGATTGTACGAAATCCTATTGCAATGCAAAACCTTCAAAATCAAATTAACGAACAAATTTCGGATTTAAATGAGCAGATAAAATCTGAGAATGAAAAAATAAAAATTAATGAAACTAAAATTTTGTCTATTGATGAACAAATTTTCAAGTTAAAAGTAGAAAATAGTCAGAGAAAAGATATCACGACATTTAAATTCGTAGCGGATGAATTTGGAACTACTGTGCCTAAAGTAGCAAAATGGTTTATAATCATGTTGATTACTGTATTCGATCCATTAGCAATTGTATTATTAATTGCCTATAATTTTAAACAAAAAAAAATAATTGATGATTTAATCACAGAAGCTGAAGAAATCAAAAAAGAAGAACAAAAAATTGAAATTAAGACAGAAATTCCTACGGAAAAGAATGAAGAAATTCCGAGTAATATTGAGAAGCCTATTAAATTAACCGAAGAACAGTTAATTGAAAAAGAAAAAGAAAGAAAAGCTAAAATCAGAGCTAAATCATCTGGTTATTTCGGAAGAATGTTTGGTCGTTAAAATTAAAAAAAGTATTTTATACGATTGGTTTATTTTATTATGAAAATAATAGTGTTTTTGTTTTTTAAAACATATTTAATTTTAGCTTAAAAATGAATGACTCCGAAATAAACCAAGTTTATAGATTATTAAAAGATGCGTTTAACAACGCAGATTGGACAAAAATAGAAGAAGCCATGGCATATCTTGAAGATTATATCGAAGGGGATTCAGAAGAAGACACGGATTATTAAATGTATTTTTTATTATTACTTTTACTCACGGTCTCTGTGATCGCCAATTTCTTTCTAATTATTAGCCTAAGAAAAGCTTTTAGTACAATTGACGTTTTAGAATCGTGGGTTATCGATTTTAAAGATTTAATTAATAAATTATATAATAATTTGAAACAAATCGATGATCGTGGTATGTTTGAAAAAGATGATGATGTCGGCGTAACATTTACGGCTATAGTCGATATTATTAAAAAATGTAACGAAAGAGTTCAGATACAAAAATATGATACAAACAGTTCACCAAACACCGATGAAAATTTCAAAAAATAAGAAAACCAAAAGTAATAAAATTACAATTAAAAATGTATTTTTAAAACCGGTAACTAAAATAAATAAAAAATTAAAACCGGTTGTTAAAGAATCAAAAACAAAAGAAAACAAACCTAAACTTTTTTCTAAACTGGAAATTCGTGTGCCTAGAAGTGTCGAATCCGTAACTAGTGTAAAAGATGTATCTTACGAAATTACAGATGAAAGTTTGTTAGATGGTCCCAAGAAAAAACGTCGTGGTAGAAACAAGAAAGATAAAATTTATTTTTCTAAAGCAACTGAAGAAGCAATAGTAGCATATAATTCTTCTGAGAATATGACCGAAAGAAATCATATTTATGAGACGCGTATAAAATTTAGTTTTGAGAAGTTAGTTGAAAATATTTTCAATACATTCAAATTTACATATTTTGATAACAGTCCACTAGAAATTCAAAAAGAAACAGTTACTCATTTGGTTTCTAATATTCAAAAATTTGAATCTGGCAAAGGAAAAGCATTTAGTTATTTTAGTATAATTGCAAAAAACTACCTCATATTTCACAATAATAACAACTTTAAAAGATTTAATCAACATGTAGATATTTCAGAGCAACCATCTGAATCTAGTGTATGTTTACAAACCGAAGATGTTCATCATAAACAAAAAGAAACTAATGAGTTTATGAAGCTCATGATTGATTATTGGGAGAAAAATGTAAATAAAATCTTTTCAAAACAAAGAGATTTAAACATTGCTAATGCTGTAATTGAATTGTTCAGAAACAGTGACAGACTAGATGATTTTAACAAAAAAACACTTTATTTATATATACGTGAAATAAGTAATTGTAAAACTCAACAGATAACAAAAGTTATAAACAAAATGAAAAGTTATCAAAATGCAGTTTTACAATCTTACCAAAATAGAGGTAACATTTAAAATATAAAACTATATAGTTTTATATTTATTGGTATGGAACTTGATTTTGAAATATATAAAGGAAAGACTTTTGGTCACCTTTGTAAAGATATAGTTAAAAATTCTGAGAGTAAAAAGGATCAAATTGATATTTTAATTTCAGAATTACGAACTTTAATTAAAACTGTAAATGATGCCATAATTGTCGTACCTTTAATTAAGGACTATTATGATGTTGGTGTGAAAAACGATGAACAGTTAGTAAAACTTGCCGCTGTAGTCCAAAGATTGGTAAGTAGAGGAGAACAATCTGGCGAAGGTGGTAATCTTGTTTTGTCAGACGATGAGAAAAAACAGTTATTAGAAGAAGTAAAAAATATTCAATTTGATATCAAAAAATGATTACAAACCAAAGTCATATTAATTCAAATCTCACTAGTATTACTGCTGCAAAAAACGACAGATTAATAGGTAGTAGTGGTTTGAAAAGTGAAGTAGGAGTTTTTATTGCAACCGTCGTTGATGCAATTTTCAACGAAAATCACCCATATTTTAAAACCGCAAAGAAAATTGACAGTTCAAACACACCTGTAAATTACAAAGACGAAGCTGCAAAGTCGAATGATATTGATTATAGTTACGTAGGTCGTATTAAAATTAGAAAATTGGATGACTCAAGTGTAAGTTTAGATAAATTACCGTGGGCATTACCTCTTAATAGAGACATATCTCAAATACCATTATTAAATGAAAACGTATTAGTTTATGAAATTAATGGTACATTTTATTACGCCAATGTATTGTCATCACGTAATTTTATCAATAATAATGCAGATTTTGGACAAAATTTAAAATTGTCATTTTCTCAAAATCAAAAACAAATACGTTCCGATAAAAATGAATCTTATTTGTCCAATCCGAGAAATATTAAAAACAGCAACAAAGGTTATTTAGGCGACTATTTTATAATTAATAAAAATATAAGGTCTGTTAAAAAATACGAAGGTGATACTGTGATTGAAAGTAGAAATGGTCAATCGATTAGAATGTCTACTTACGATAATAGTAGATTTAATGATAAAGGGTTTTATCCATCTTATGCTTTAGATAATAATTTATTTCCAGACAGCAGTGATGGTGGTAACGGCAATCCGATGATCGTTATTCGTAATCGTCAGAGAAATTTAGCACAAGATGCTCCTCAACTTATACATCCAAAATTGCCTCCAATCCCCGTTGTACCTAATATTGAAAAGAATTATGGAGGACAGATTGAGGAAGATATAAATCACGACGGTTCTTCGATTTATATTACATCCGGTTATACCGTCTCAAGTTGGAAAACAACGGTTTATAAAAGTATATTTGGTAATACAGAGAAAGGTGAACCAACAGAAGAACAAACAAAGTTTAATCCACCAGGTTCAACCGTTTTTAGATTTCCAATATTGGCCGGTGACCAAGTTGTACTCAACACCGATAGATTAATATTGAGTAGTAGATTTGCAGAAACTTTTCACTTTAGTAAGAAACGTTATAGTGTCGTAACTGATAATGAATATACCGTTGACGCGAATGATAAAATTGTATTAACTACAAACAATTCAACGTGTATAAATTCTCCACAAATATTCTTAGGTCAATATGGAGAAACAAACGAACCGGCACTATTAGGTCAAACAACGGTAGATTGGTTGTATGATTTGTGTAACTGGTTATTGGATCACGTACATTGGTATCATCATGTACACCCACATCCACACGGTCACGAAGATGCTGGCAAAATTAATGCGGAAAATACAAATGATGCTGTACCAGATCAAACACAAATACCAGTACAACAAATTAAATTAAGACTATTAAGAGACAATTTACACAAAAATCTAAGTAGAAGAGTATTTTTAACAGGCGGTGGATATGCACCTGGTAGTAACGGCGTTAAACCACCGGGATCTGGCGGTGAGTGTAAAGATCCAGTTGAAATAAATACAGTTACGGGAGAAGGCGTTGTTGGTGATTTCAAAGGTAGAAATCGTCGTGAAGGTCCGGTACAAATTGAATTTGAATTGGAGAACTAATATGGCAAAAGAATTATTTTTTGATTATCCTACAGTCGATCTTTTAGGTAATTTACAATCCAGTAAAAAACCTGTTAAGAGTATAAATGACACAAATGATATTTCTATAATTCTTTTTTTTGATGGTGTACCATTAGTTGGCGATTTATTGGATGTTTTAAAAAACCATGTAAAATATTCAAATTTACCAGATGAAATTAAAAATAATGTAAATAATATACAAAATATTCCTATTGGCGATCCTAACGCGTTTAAAACTATTAATACTGCATTTGGTAGAGATCCATTATCTGTTAGTCCGTTGATTATTAGATCGAATTACGATTTAGAAAACGATAAACCAGATCAATCAAAAACTTTTACTTTAATTTTAGCGGAGACATCTGAAAGAGATTGGTTTAAAAAAGAATATGCCAGTGATGATAAAGCTTTTATAAGTGCAGCTATAAAAAACAATTATAAATTTATTTCAATTTGGCGTAATCAAGTATTAGTTGCTGAACTACAATTATTAAGCGGCGAATTTTCTGTAAAAACCCGACTTCTTTTTAGTAAAACTACGACGGGTGGTTATGTAAACACACAACGAGATACATATAATGAATTAATTGATGTTTATAAAAGTTTTAAAGAAAAAGCTAAAGCCGGCAATCAAGAAATTCGTAAAGATTTCGGATCGGTTTTTAATTTACCAAGTGATCCTGAACCAGCTTTGCCGGGTCCGCCTACACAAACTATAACCGGGATAACAAATAAAGCACCAACCGTAGATAATCCAAATATAAAATTACCAACACAAGAAGTTAAAAGTCTTACAGCTACATCTGCAACAGATGCAGTTTCTCAGGCTACGCCTAGTGTTCAAGTGGGTTCAGCAATACAACAAGCTCAAGGTGCTGCGAGTGGTGCAATTGGTAAAATTCAAGGTGCTGCAAGTGGTGCAATTGGTCAAGTTCAAGGTGCTGCAAGTGGAATAACTGGTGCAGCAGGTAATTTAGTTGGTGGAGTAACGGGTGCAGCGGGTAGTTTAGTTGGTGGAGTAACGGGTGCAGCGGGTAGTTTAGTTGGTGGAGTAACTGGTGCAGCAGGTAGTGTGGTAGGTGGAGTAACCGGTGCAGTTGGCGGTGCATTAAGTAAAATACCATTAGTTGGTGGTATAGCAGGCGGTTTAGTAAGTGGTGTTGGTGGCGCAGCAGGTGGTTTAGTAAGTGGTATTGGTGGCGCAGCAGGTGGTTTAGTAAGTGGTATTGGTGGATCTGCCGGCGATATACTAGGTAATCTATCATCCGGCGTTAAAGGTTCATTGGGTGGTGGTGCATTAGGCGCGGGTATAGGAGCATTGGCGGGTGGTAAAAAAGGTGCTTTAATAGGTGCGGGAGTTGGTTTATTAGCGGGCAAATCGTTAGGTAAGGCTGTTGATAAACTTAAATCTAAAGCTGATGGGTTAGGTAAAAACTGGAATCCAAACAAATTTTCACCCGCAGATATCGCTGGTAACGATAAATTCGTTGACCCTAAAACAGGAGTTATTGGTTCTACTTCAAAACTAGCAAAATCAGTTGGGGGTTTAATTGGTAAAGCTAAAGGTGCTGCAAGTGGTGTATTAGGTGCAGCGGGTAGTTTAGTTGGTGGAGTAACGGGTGCAGCGGGTAGTTTAGTTGGTGGAGTAACTGGCGCAGCAGGTAGTATGGTTGGTGGAGTAACTGGCGCAGCAGGTAGTGTGGTTGGTGGAGTAACGGGTGCAGCGGGTAGTGTGGTAGGTGGAGTAACGGGTGCAGCGGGTAGTGTGGTTGGTGGAGTAACCGGTGCAGTTGGCGGTGCATTAAGTAAAATCCCATTAGTTGGTGGCGCAGCAGGTGGTTTAGTAAGTGGTGTTGGTGGCGCAGCAGGTGGTTTAGTAAGTGGTGTTGGTGGCGCAGCAGGTGGTTTAGTAAGTGGTGTTGGCAGCGCTGCCGGTGGTTTAGTGAGCGGAGCTGGCGGATTAGTAGGTGGTGCCATAAGTGGAGCTACAGGTGCTATTGGTGCCGCGGCTGGTAAACTTGCTTTGGTTAAAAAAGGTATGCCTAAACCAAATATACCAAAACCACCGAGTACTCCACGTATTAAAACTGTAAAAATAAAAGCTCCAAATATAAATAAAGCCGCGGCAGATGCTTTAAAAAGTACCTCTGATAAAGTTAAAGGTCAATTACAATCAGTTTCGGGTCAGGTAAGTTCATTAACTGGTCAGGCAAAAGGTCAGTTAAGTTCATTAACTGGTCAGGTACAAGGTCAGTTATATTCTCAAGTTCCTAAAGGATAAATTTTGTTAAATAACAAATAATTTAATAATTATATATTATAATATGAAAGCTGAAGTACTAAAAGATTATATTAAAAAACTTGTTCAACAAGAAGTTCGTAATGTATTAAAAGTTGAACTACGTGAACATTTGAGTGAAATATTGATTGGCAACGGATCTTTGGCCAAAAAACAAACTGTAGTGGAAGAATCTGTTGAACATATAGTTCAAGAACCACAACCAACCAAAAAATTTGTCAAATATACGAAAAATGATATGTTGAATCAAATTTTGAATGAAACCACAGGTGGAATACCGAGAGAAGGATCTATGGTTGATTTAACAGAGGGTTTTAATGGAAGTCAAAATAGCATTCTCAATGAAGTAAAACCTCCTGAAAATGCATCTGAGCCTGTTAAGACGGTGTATAATGCTATGACCAGGGATTATTCAAAATTATTGAAAGCTATTGATAAAAAGAAAGGCACCAAAGATTAATGAAACAATCTATTGGTTTAAAAATACCGTTTAGATTAGGTCAAAATGGATATTTTGAAACCAATGACACTACTGCTGATCAGATTAGTAGTAATATTCAAAATCTTTTATTAACTAAACCGGGTGAAAGAAGATTCAATAACAGTTTTGGTTCAGGTTTACATAAATTGTTGTTTGAACAAAATAGTTTAGAACAGTTTAAACAGATAATTATTGATGTAATACAAACGGATTTAAATAGATTTATACAAGGTGCATTAATTCAAGATGTAAAAGTAGAATTATCAAACAACCAAAATTTTCTAGGGTCTGTTAATAATGACTTAAATAAAGTATTTATAAGTGTAGTATTTACTTATAGAAACGTAACGTCACAAACTCAAGTAACATTACAAACCAATAACATATAATGGCACAAATAGTAAATAAAACATTTAAGGCAAATACAAAAGACGTTAACTACGTCAATAGAGATTTTGCATCATTACGTCAACAATTGATAGATTTTACAAAACAATATTATCCTCAAAGTTATAAGGATTTTAGTGATAGTTCACCCGGTCAAATTTTTATTGAACAAGCGGCTTACGTCGGTGATATTCTTTCGTATTATACTGATTATCAATTTAAAGAAAGTTTTGTACAGTTTGCAACTGAACGTAAAAATCTAGTTAATTTATCTAAGATTCTAGGTTATACACCTAAAGTATCTTCCGCATCATCAACCGAAGTCGATTTGTATCAATTAATACCATCTACTCGTAATGAAAATAACGAGTATTTACCCGATTATAGATACGCTTTAATTCTAAAACCGTTTACACAACTAAAAAGTGTAAGTAATGTACCATTCGTAATTGAAGATAGTATAGATTTCAGTGAAGACAGTAAGTTTTCTCCACGTACTATTAGTGTTTATAGTAGAGACAATACTGGAGCACCACTTTATTATTTGATAAATAAAAAAGCACAAACTTATTCTGGTAAAGTTGTTACCAAAGAAATAGTTGTAAACGAACAACAACCGTTTCTTAAAATTAAATTGAACGAAACAAACGTTCTTAAAATAATAAGTGTAATCGATAGTAATAACAACAATTACTACCAAGTTTACTTTCTAGCACAAGATACAATTCCAATCGAAGTAGATAATTTACCAATTAACAATCAATTTTTATCACAATATAGATCCGAAACTCCTAAGATATTAAAAGTATTAAGAACGGAAAATCGTTATGTACTTGAAATTGATGAAAATAACAACACTTATCTTCAATTCGGAGCTAATTTAGAAAATTATGATAATACAGTGATTATTCCTAATCCAACAAATGTTGGAGTTGGATTATCAAATCTTAAAAATTTAAACATATCACTTGACATTACAAATACATTAAAATCAAACAGTTATGGTGTATCTCCTTCTAATACAACACTAACAATTACATATGTTGTTGGTGGTGGACTGACAAGTAATGTTAATAGTGATGAGATTAATACAATTGGATCAGTTGCATTTTTAAATGATAAAAGTACTTTATCTGACAGTGAATTAAGAATACTAAATAATATAAAGAACTCTTTAAGAGTTAATAACGTGAATCCGTCAACAGGCGGGGATGACGCTGAGTCAGATGAAGAAATACGACAAAATAGTTTATTAAATTTTTCAACACAAAATCGTATGGTAACAGACGATGATATGTTGTTGAGAGTTTATTCTTTACCATCTAGATTTGGATCTATTGCAAAAGCTTATATAGAACCTAATGCTACAAGAGAAGTAATGTATAATGGGTTGATTAATGGTATAACTGATGATAATGGTAATCAGAATCTTAATTTGTCCCCATTGAGTCCATTAGATAGACAAAAGTTTTTACAATCTAATAATCCTTTTACAAATAATTTATACGTTTTGACTTTCAATGCAAATAAAAATTTAACAAAAATTAACCAAGCAACTGTTCAAAATTTAGTAACTTATTTAAACAATTATAAAATTCTTACCGACAAAATTAATATAATCGATGGATATATAATTAACATCGGGGTTGAATTTAAAATTACAGTTTTCAAAGGATTTAATAAAAAAGACGTTCTAGATAACTGTATTAATTCTGTTAAATCATTTTTTAATATCGATAATTGGAGTTTCAACCAAGTTATAAATTTAAGTCAATTATCATTTGAAATCATGAAAAACGAAGGTGTACAATCAGTAACTGATTTGGGTATAAAAAACTTTACAATTGATGATGGCGATTATTCTCCAATCGCTTACAACATCGACGTAGCTACACAAAACAATATAATTTATCCTTCAAAAGACCCATCTGTTTTTGAAGTTAAATTTCCGAATAAAGATATTAAAGGAGTAGTAATGTAATATGCATAAATTTATTTACTCAACAAAAGATTCTTACATAAACAATACGAGTAAGTATGAAGGAAAAAATTTTGGAATTGACGAAGTTTTAGAAATTTATGCTTCAAATAAAGGTACGAAGACCGAGTTCTTAAGTTACTATTGGCACGACGCGCCACAAACCACATCCTCATACGGTAATGAAGGATGGTTAGCTTTCACTACATCATCTCTTTACGTTTATTCCGGTAGTAAATGGAGAAGATTTGATTTAACGTCGGATACAATCACAGGCACTTCTTTTCTAGCTAATTTCAACGGTAAATTTTTAAATAAAACGTCAAGTACTATTAGCGAGTTATACGTTAGTGGCAGCGGAACTTCTTTTTCGTCATATTTAAGTGGAAGTTTTCAGTTAACAACCAATTCTACTATTAGTGGTAGTATTTCTACTGGTAGCTTTACAGGATCTATAAAACAAGGTTCATCTTTCGGTTCTTTATTTTTAAATAATAAAGTTTTTACATCTAATCCACTCACATCTTCAATTCAAGGATCTGGAAGTTTTGGAAATTTTTCTGGTATAATTACTTCGTCATTTATTAGAACAGGACCAAAATGTGGAGCAAACTGTCTTTATTCTGGTAGCGGAACTGTAAAGATAACTTCTTCTGTATTCAACGGGTTAATTTCAAGCGAACTCACCGATCAAAGAGTTTACTTTGCTAAAATAACCGATTTTCTAGGTTATTTTAAAGGTATCTATACTGGATCTTTTACCCGACCAAAATCAGCAGAATATTTACTTTATCCTGAATTTTCTAGAACTTTATTGCAATTTGATTTAACCGAAATAAGTAAATCTGTGGCGAATAATACGATTTCGGGATCAAATGTAAAATTTACACTTAATCTCAAAGCCTGTGGTGCTAGAAATCTACCACTAGATTATAAAATCTACGCCTTTCCAGTAAGTCAAAGTTGGCAAAACGGTAATGGAAGATACGCTGATGACGGTAGTGAATTAGGTGTAAGTTGGTACTTTAGAAATTATTCAGGTAGTGGTACTTGGTATGATGATGGCAATTATGTACAATTATATGAGGCTGTTGACTATCTTGAAACAAGTTCGTTTGCTTCTGCAAGTTGGCAAAATGGAGGAGGAACTTGGTTTTATGATGTACCCGAATCGTATAACAACAAAAAACATTGGATTTGTTCCTCATCAGCTTATACACCATTAAGTGGTTCCAGTTTGATAACTTATCAACAGTTTTCTTATGGACAACAATCAGATTTAGAAATGGATATAACTAAAATAGTTCGTTCGTGGTTATGTGGGTGTGTACCAAATAACGGATTAATTTTATTGAGTTCGTTTGAAATTGATGTACCACCTGTTTATCATACAGATGGTTTACTACAGTTTTTCAGTAGAGAAACAAATACCATTTATAGTCCATACATAGATGTGGCGTGGGACGACAGTGTATTCAATACAGGAAATTTAGCACCATTAAGCGGATCAACTGATAATGTAATACTTTTACAATATATCAAAGATGCTTACAAAGCTGGTAGTTTACCAAAAATATTCGTTTTTGGTAGAGATAGATATCCTTTGAAAGGATTCACTAAAGCTTATCAACAGTCTGCTATGTTAACACCAAAGTATCTTCCATCCAGTTCATATTATATGATTAAAGATGCAGAATCCGAAGAGGTTTTAGTTGAATTTGACGAATATTCTAAATTGAGTTGTGATGCTACAAAGGGTAACTATTTTAAATTAGATACATCATTCCTTCCTCAAGAACGTTATTTTAAAATACTTATTAAAGTAGAATATTCTGATGGTACTACTGATATAGTTGATACTCAAAAAATCTTTAAAGTGACACGATAAAATGATTGAACTAGTTTATAATAAAGCATTAGTCGATTACGACAATTTCCGTAATTATGGTCAGTTTCAAAATAATTTTGATCCTTTTGGAAACGACCAATTGGTTTTTAATGTAGACCAAGCTAACCAAGGTAAATTTTTCTACATTAAACTTGATATTCGTACTTTGGTATATAATGAAGAAAAAATATTGGATTCTAATTCAACATCATTTGATGAGTTACAAACTAGTCAAACTCAAGAAAAAAGAGATGTAAATCAAATTTTGAATGCTTATAATACTCTTTTAGAAGAAAATCGTATTTTGAATCAAACGGTAAATGATTTGGTTGAAAAATATGAAAACAATGATGATAAACAAGTGATTAATGAACAACAAAAAACAATAATTAATTTAAGAATTCAACTTGGACAAGGAACGGTAGCATCAGATTTTAGTGACGATTTTCCATATTTACCATTAGTATAATATGCCATACAATTATTTATATTTCAATGAAAATTCAGTTAACAATGGCATTGTAAGTTGTTCATATTTTCCAACTGATTTACAATCACTTTACGAA